GCTGGGAAGAAGATACCTGTGTTGGTATCGCCTGTAGTAGTAATAGCTGGGGCTGATACTGTGCCAGCAGAGAATGTAGCTACACCGCTTACGGTTAAGTTAGTAAAAGTGCCGTCTGCACCTGAACCTAACAGTAATACGGGAGTTGTGGCAGCGTTACCTACCCATACCTTTTTGTCGGTAATATTGATAGCGACCTCACCCTGCTGTAGGGAAGTAGGCGCATTTGTAGCGGTTACGCTATTCTTTAATTTAATATCTGTTGGCATACTAATTTCCTTTAAAATGAACCGCCATCAATTGTTCCAGTTATTTTACTACCTGCAAGGCTAGTAATCCAGCTAGGATCGGCATAACTTCCTGTAGTAACTACACCGTTTGTTACCGTACCTGCGTTACCGTCAATACTGATTCCAGTAAGGGTTTGGCTAGCAGAAGCACGATTAACTGCAATACTTGTAGTTCCTAAGTTAAAACTAGAAGTAGTGTAAAAGCCATTTGTTACGGTTGCTGCGTTGCCGCCAATGGATAAACTTGTGGCAGTTCCCGTTAAACCTGTACCAGCACCGCTAAATTGGGTGTTTGCTGTAATGGTTGTGCCTGTAATGGCTAAAGGCGTTGTGCCGCCAATAACCATGTTATTCATTGTTCCAGCCGTAGCTGGGTTAATTCTTACAGTTCCCGTACCAGTAGGGCTAAGATCGACTTGTGCGTTAGCAGGGTTGATATTAATGGCTACATCAACGCTTATATTGTTGCCACCGCCACCGCCCCATTGAAGCTGTGCCGTTCCGCCTGAGTTTCTAAGCTGACCGCCAGCAGAGTTTTGAGCGTCAAAATGGGGGCTAACGACTTTAGTTGATGCGGTTAATTCTGTAACGCCAGTAACCACGCCTGTATCACCTACTAAAACCACGCTGTTTTGCAGTAATTTACCTGTTGTGGTATCAAAACGGGCTATTGCATTGTCTGTAGCGGAAGCAGGGCCAACCACATCACCGCCTAAAGATGGGGCAGTATTAGCAACGGTAAAGTTAGGGTAAGTGCCTGTAACGCTTATTCCCGTGCCACTAGCAATAGCTACCGTTTGGTCAGGGGCAGCGTTGGTTACTACGCCTGTCGTGCTGTTATAGCTAATCCCTGTACCTGCGCTAATTGCGCCCCTAGCCCGTGCATCGGTGTAATAAAGGTTTGTACCTTCGGCAATGTTGGTTGTGGTTAATACTACCGTACCTGTCTGCCCGTTTACGCTAGTTACGGCATCGGTGTTGTCAACCTTTTGCCATACTGTGCCGTTAAATATAGCCCAGTCACCTACTTGCCAGTCGGTAATACCGTTTAGGTTTGTGCTGCCAGCTACATCAACAACATAGTAATAACCCTTAGTGCCTACTGAACTTACTAGGGTCGGGGTGTTGGTTGATGCGTTCCATGTGCCTTGGTAATTCAGGTCACCCTGCATGGGAATTTGGGAAGTTGGCACTTTACCGCCAGCATCAAGCGTAGCAACGCCTAATGGCTGTGCTTTTTCTGTAGTAGGTATATACCCTGATACCGTTGTGCCACTAATTGAACCGCCAGTAACAGATATGTTATTGCTGTTTTGGGTAGCCATTGATCCCAAGCCAGTTACATCCGTGCTTGGAATGGTAGCGGCAGCGGTCATATTGGCTGTGCCGTTGCCTTTTACATAACCAGTTAGGGTTGCTGCGCCTGTGCCACCATTAGCTACAGGTACAGTTCCCGTTAATTGGTGGTCTGCGTTCCAATCTGACGGTTCTACAAGAGCGTCATCCCCTGCATCGGGAACGGTTGATACCTTTAAATGCTTGACTGTTATAGCCATTATTGAACCCCAGCGATTTTACCGTCAGGGCCACGAATAACTGTTTTAGGTCGGTTTTGATTCTCGTTAATAGTGTTGATAAGGTCAGATAAAGCCATTGTCATTTGCTGATTGCTTTGACCAATGGCATCGGCAATCGGTTGCAATGGGTGTTTCATAGATTCAGCCATGTCTTGCTCAGTCATATAAGCCTGTTCACCGCTAGATTCATCAGCACCAATACGGGCAACTTCGATCTTAGCCCCATTGTTTATGTGGGCAAGTAAGACCTGAGTATTGCGCTCAGTATTCATCTTCATTTGAGCGACCTTCATTTCCATCTCACGATCCATCATATTGCGCTGTTCTTCAAGCTGGAATTTAAGCTGGTTTTCTTGGGCTTGGTACTCTTGTTTAGCCTTTTCCAGTTCCATTTGCATCTGCATTTTTTGCTGTTCCATCTGCATTTCCATCTGCATTTCAGCTTGTTTCGCTTGTGCTTGGGCTTGCATCTTGGCTTGTTCCATTTGCATTTGCATCTGCATCTTCTGTTCTTCAGGGCTTGGCGGCTTGGGTTGGCCTTCCATTTGCTGTGCTTGCTGACGGAACTTATCGGCTGTTTCGTCAATCAAGCCTTCCATACCTTTACCAGCCTTAAATGCGGTTACGCCAAACTTGAGCATCTCCATCAGCAATGGGGTAAGTTGCGGTGAATTTTGCGCTACTGGCAATGCGGTCTGCATAAAGCTGCTGACTGCGCCTAAAAACTCAATACGATCCTGTTTTTCTTGCTGCTCATCCTGATAGATCATGGAATCCGTAGTTACTTCAATACGGAAATTCTTAGCTGGTTCATCTTTCAAAAGCATCAATGCTTGTGGGATAAGTGCTTGATCTTGTGGGGATAATTGCATTGCACCGCTAATCTTAACGATGGTGTCATCGGTAAAGTGCTGGCAAATAATCTGTGCTTTGATCTGCAATAAAGCGGTAGCAAAGTTCACTACCTCATGTTGCATCGTCTTTAAACGCCCTGAAGCGTTGTTCGACTTAATGATCTGTGCGCCAAGGGTTTCATTTGGATCGGTCTGTCCACGCTGAATATCAGCAATGCCCATAATCTCGTAAATCTGCCCTTTAACTTGATCCATAGCTTGATAAGCCATTTGCAAGCCTTGTGCGATTGGGCCAATGTCCACAAGGTTAATAGCCCCTTGTAATCCACCTTTTTCGCTAAATGCACCGTAATTCTTAACTGGCAGCAATGCGTTGTTTTCGCCTTCGGTAAACAAACGAGAAAGACTTGGCTCTGCCGCATCGTAAACGCCACGCACTTTAAGGGCATGAATAAAGCCATCAATACGATCTGCCAGCGTGTCTAGTTGACGGGCTTGGTCTTGGTATAGAACATAGTCAGGAACAGGGATTAAGCTGTCTGTCGTAAGGGTAGAGAACATGGGTTTTGGGCAAGGCCAAAAGTTCTCAAGCTGCAATGGATCGTCACGGGTATCAAGAATCTTACCCATTGACTTGGATAGCCAAATCACTTGACCCGTAGCTTTATCCCAAATCTCATAAATCAAGGCTTCCCGTGAACCTTCACCCATCTTTTCATTAAATGATTTGGATGTTTCGGGTTTTGTATCTAATGGGATACGATTTCCGAGTTCTTCGCCAAAGCGTTCAACAAGGGCAGGGCGTTCCATATAGACTTTACGCCATACTGCGGTTACTTCTTCCCATGTACGGGCAACGGTAAGTCCAAAGTCACGCCAGTAAACATAATCTACTGGGGCGCACTCGTACTCAATACGCTCTTGATCTTCACGGTAAATGCCGCCTTCGGTTTCTGCTTCGTCAGTATCTTCAGTAACTTGAAAGCCATCTTCGGGCGCACCTTCAGCTTCACCGCCAGCTTGACCAACGATATGTGGCTCATAACGCACCCATGCAGTACCACGCCCACCAAGTAAACGGTCTTGAACCGCTTGCTTCATTGCGCTGGCATAGTCACCATAATGCTCAATTTCATACTCTAACGCCCGTTCTAGCATCATTGACGCAACACGACCAATTGGATCGTTGTCACGGAATCTACGGCTTACATCGGGTCTTGGTAGTCTTGCAAATACCGCAGGAGTAATGGTTTGTACATTGCTCCATAGGATATTGAACTTAGCGTTAGGATTGTTGCGGCTACGCTGTTCGTCACGATAACGCTTGACGATCTTATCGGCACGACCTTCCCATTCTTTGAATGTACGCTCGTACTGCGCTATGCAGTTATACCAATCTTCGTATGTATGATCCATGTCAATCCTTAGGTAAAGTTACCCATTGCTAAAACTTCTACGCCAGCAGCAGTTGAGATTTCCCAAGGGCCTGCCTGACTAAATGTATTCATTTCAATCGAATAAACACCAATTGGGGTATTTGGTCGAACGAGAATATGGGAAAAAACACCATCAAAAATAGTGACTGTGCTAGTTGCAGCAGTTCCAACAGTAATAACTAAGCGATGTAAATAATCGCCAATTGCACCAGTTGTACCTAATACTTGTTCTGTTGTTGAAGCTGCTATGTGTTCGTAGGGTAGTGCGTAGGTTGCGGCTGCTGTTGTCATCTTAAATTCTCCTATTGACTATTTTGGGGGTTTGTTTCCACAATTCATCGAGCGTTACATCCGTTTGCCCAACATGAAGTCCTGTAATTCTTGAATCATTAAGGATAGGGCCATCTTCGTCTTTCCATACAATGCTGAGATAGCGAAATGCGTCTGCTGAGTGGCTAGTCCAATCATGCTTTGGGCGATCCCGAAATACTTTTTTATCATCATCCCACTCTCGTTGATATTGACGCAAACATTCGATTCCTTCTTCACATCTATTATCAAACCAACAGCGAGTTAATGCAAGTCGTGTTGCTTGTATTCCGTCTTGTAATGACAGATTTGGAACAATTTTTAGCTGTTTTATGTCAATTTTTGCAGAAATCTGCTCGATTATGCTCTTTCCACCGCTTGCAAGTGTTTTTGCCCTAGCGTCATGGGGCAGGTAATGATAACCATATTTGTACCCAAATTCATCTTCCTTTTGTTGCAATAACATGGTGTAAAACGGTATAGCTTGACCGTTGCTAGAGTGGTGATCCAGTACCCGTATCTCTCCATAAACCACCTGAAACCACCAAATACTTGTACTGTCGTTAAATCCTAAGTCCCAAGCAGTATGGCAAGGGAACATGGGGTCATAATCTACGGTGGTAATACGCTCTAAGTCCGTGATTCTACGCATCTCTTGACCATAGAACGCCCCAAGAATGGCAGCTTCAAAGCTACATAGGAACTCTTGCTCGTACTGGTTTGTTGACATTGTGGCTTGTGCATCTAGCAATTCAGCTTCAGGAATCAATCCTGACTGGTCGGCTCTCAATGTCTTGACATACCAATTGGGGTTCTTTTGGGCTTCGTTGTATATGTCATAGAACGCATTATGGCCTTTAGGAGTACCAATAAAGGTAGCCCAGCCTTGTCTATCTGTCAGCAATGGGCGCACAATCTCACCCCAAAGCCTTGGTTTCATGTCGGCATACTCATCCAGCACTACGCCATCAAGGTATAAACCACGCAAGGCATCAGGATTATCAGCACCAAATAGTCTGATCTTAGCCCCATTAACTAATTCTACCCATAACTCAGATTGATTAGCTTTAACTATGGCTGGCTCTGCAAACTTGAGCAGGTAATCCCAAGCAATGTTCTTAGCCTGTGCGTAGAACGGGGCAATATAAGCGTACCTGCCGTCAGGTTTCTTTTCCATGACTGCCCTGCGGATGGTGTCGCAGATTGTAGCTACAGTCTTACCTGCCCTGCGGTGACAAACTAGGACAGCCCAGCGTTGATCCCGTCTGTGAAAGTCTAGGAACACATCTCTAGCCTTGTACGGGTATTCGTACCGCTTTACTAACTCTTTCAATCTAGGAACTTATGCTCGTGAATAACCTTCATTGGCTGATCCTCGTCACCTAAATGCTCTGTACGGGCTAACTTAGGCAGGTGGTATTCCATGACGCTCTGCAACATACCGAAAGCCTTTTCAGGATTAGGTAAAACAATGAATTTATCGTCATCGTTTTTAACGCCCGTAGCGACCTGTTCTAGCCACTCTTGCATTTTGTGGGCGTTACCATCAACGAACTGTGCAATCGCTTCTCTAGCCATTGCTGTGGACTTATTAGGCACTCCCTTGGGTCTGCCCGATCTATTTAGGTTGCCTTCTACAGATTTCGACAATTTATTACTCATATCTAGCTCAAGTGGTTGATTAAGATAAGTTAATTTTACTCTAATTTATTGATTTGCTGTTCAATTAATTGTTTTCTGTTTGGTTGAGCAAAAATTTGTTCAGGTGTTAAACCTAAATCTTTGGCAGATTCAATAATTTGCAGGTATTTATGCGCTCCAATATTTTCAGGCGCATTTTGAAACATATTTTGCACTACTGTGTAAGCACTAGGATTGTCTTGCCATTGTTTTGTACCATCACCAACTGCATCGTTGTAAGCTGATACGAGGGAAAACCCTGCTTTTGGGTCGGGGTTAAATTTACCGCCATCCATACCTTGATGAGTAACCCTAAATGCACCCGACTTCAAAAGTGCATCAAAATTTAACGGCTTAAAGTCAGCAGTCAAATCAGCATTATTTGAAGTTAAATTGGCGTACTTTTCAAAGTCTGTAATTGGCATTACTTAACCTCTTTGTCCAAGTCCTTGAGTTTGTTAGCAATAGCGGCTCTACGCTCTAAGCGTAAGCGTTGATTCTTTTCTAGTGTAGATTCATGCTCTTTACGCAACATGGCATCTTCTTTTTTGTACTTGCGGCTCATAGGGGTAATAGGTGTCATTACATATCCTTCATCTTGGATTCAATCATTTCTCTGCGTGTAGGCTTGGCAGTCTTAGCGGCATCTTTAAAGTCTTGTGCGCTGGGTCTGCCTTCTGCACCCTTTTTAGCCATCTTTTCGCCTGATCCAGCGGCTATCCTAGCCCTTTTTCGGTGAATATTTGCGTATAGTCCGTCAGCCATTATGCTTTTTCCTCAATGTACTTAGCGTAGGCATCTTCCAGTCTAGCTTTGCGGTCACCTTTGGCGTTCTCACGCTCAACGCTAAGTGCAATGGCTACGGCTTGTTTCTTGGGCTTGCCAGCTTTTATCTCAGCTTTAATGTTCTTGCCGACTGATTTTGCGCTGCCTGATTTATCTAATGGCATGATTAAGCCTTAAATTTAAGTAGGTAAATGGTGGTGTCGATCTCTTGGGCGATATTGTCAATCAATTGAACAATCTCAGAATCCATTGGCAGGTCTGATCTTGCATCTTTTACAAACCGCTGTAGGGATTGCATATAAGCTAAAGGCTCTTTAGGCATATGGTATGTGGCTGGAAAGTCGGTAATTTGACCGTAAATGCCAAAATAGGTTTCGGCTAAATCATCAGTTAAATCAATAATCTTGTCGTAAAAGCCGCCCAATGCCTTGTGTTTGGCATAAGACTTGGTAGCCCAATGGAAAAAATGGGCATTTGTACCCGAGTGCAGCATGGTTGCAAGAAACAACGCCATTGATTTTTCCATACAAATCCTTATGTTATAAGTGCATTTTTATCAATTATATCTAAATCTTCCAAGATTGAATACCTAAATACCCTTTCCAAGTATTTCATAGACTTTTTTGGTTACCTGTGTAGGGGTGATTGTTTGTAAGACGCTGCAAATTTGCACACATTGATAGTCGTACCCAGCTTCAGGTCGAGTAAAACAATATGAACAAGGCTCAGAAACGGGCACAACATGGTTATTGATTGCCATGTTAAATACAAATTCCTGTGGGTATTGGGCTGTTAAAGTAATAAAAGGTGTTTCAAATAACCCCGCTAAATGAGCAGGGCCGCTATCACCCCCAATAATTAACTTTGAATCTGCAATAATTTGCATCACTTCTTGCGGTGTTTTGTCATAATATGTCTTAATCGGCAATTCATAAAAAATACTATGCAAATCTTGAATATCTGATTTTTGTGCCAAAACATATACAGGTAAACCTTTATCTAATAGCTGTATAGCTAACTTTCTCCAATGTGCTTTAAGCCAAGTTCTTGCTGGATCAGCAGAAAAAGGTGCTAACAACAGAAAATCGGTTTTATTTGCGTTTATTTTGATGGTTTTAGGTCTAGCCCCATGACAAGGTTCAAAATTAAAATGGTGGGCTAAATTTTTAATGTACCAATCAATTCGTGAAGGAATGTTTTTTAAATACCCTTGGCGTGTTTGGTTGTCATAACTCCAATTGGCATCAAAAACAGGTTCATCTTCATTTTTTAATAAAAGATTTGGATGTTCTATTGGTAGCCATTGACCATGCTTGGTGTGAAATACAACTTCGTGTCCTTGATTTGCTATTCCACACGCTGCGTACATTCCACAAATCGCATCCCCAATCCCTTGGGCATTTAAATAAAAAGATATTTTCATAAAACTTTCTTTTATTGATTTATACCACTTTTTGTATAATTCCTAACGCTCTTATAGCGGCATCCACACTATCCACACGGCTTACAGCACCGCCTTTCCACTTACCCATAAACTCTAATTGGTCGGGTGTGAACTTGGCTTTTGAGTCTTTTTTGATTTCCATAAGTATGGTTTCCCCAGCGTAGCCCACCAAAATGTCGGGAATCCCATGTTTCATTGCGGCTAAAGATACTACGGTTGCCCCAGCATCCCTTAAAGCCTTTACAATTTCCTTATGGTTAGTATCTACTCTTGCGTATGTCATTGATTATTCTTAGTTTTAAGTTAGTATTGGGGAACTTAAGCATTATATTTCAGTTATTTTCTACTAAGGGTTTTTATGCCAGCTAAACCGATTAGCAAAGAATTACTGCAACAAGTTGTAAATGAATATTACACGACTAACAACAAAGTTCATGCAGCTAGAAATTTAGGTATTCCTAGTGGCACTTTTGCTCACCGTTACAACACGGCTATACAGCAAGGTTTAGTTCCTAATGCTAATTTAAAACCCGCTGAACAAGGCATAGTTTACGAATTGTCGGAAGCTAGGGCAAAGATACGACAATTAGAAACATCGGCTCAAGCACAAGCCAAAGAAGATTTTAATGCGGAGTTTATTAAACGCAAGATTATCAAACTTGCCGAATCTGAAATAAACATTCCTGATTGGATTGTTCGTAAACCTAAGGGCCATAATGTTACTGGTATTCCTACATTACTTGCATCAGACTGGCATTGGGGTGAAGTTGTAGATGCAGCGCAAGTTGGCGGTGTAAATGAATATAACTTAAAGATTGCACAAGATCGAGCAAGGGCTTTTATAGAAACATCTATAGACTTGCTAAAAAATCGGTTTAACAATCCAAAGTATGAGGGTGTAGTGTTTGCGCTTGGTGGCGATATGTTTTCAGGAAACATTCATGAAGAACTAGCTACAACTAACGATATGGAAGTAATGCCTTGTGTGCTTGATTTGTGGGGTACGCTGGTTTGGTGTATTGAAACATTAGTGGAAGAATTTGGCAAAGTGTTTGTGCCTTGTGTATCAGGTAATCATGGTAGAAACACGCATAAGATACAAAATAAAAACCGCAACCATACTAACTTTGATTGGTTGCTATATCAGTTTTTGAACAAACGCTTTGAAAACGATAAAAGAATAACTTTCTTTATACCTGATGGCTCTGACGCTTATTATCAAGTCTATGGTTATAAATACCTACTTACTCATGGTGATCAATTTAGAGGTGGCGATGGAGTTATTGGTTGTTTAGGCGCAATTATTCGTGGGGATCATAAAAAGCGTTCTAGGAACGCACAGATAAACCAAGAATACGACACTATGCTTATAGGTCACTTTCACCAGCTTATACAGTTGCAACGATTAATTGTTAATGGTTCACTTAAAGGTTATTGTGAATATGCTTACGCTAATAACTTTGGATTTGAACCGCCAAGGCAAGCGTTATGGATTACACATCCTTTACATGGCATTACTTTTTCATGCCCAGTCAATGTAGATCGTAAAAGTAAACCAATAAATACAACATGGGTTAGTTGGAGCGAATAAATATGAGAATCACGCCCGAGGCCGTGCGCCACCTTTACGCTAGTTTAGTGGTTACATATCCGTTTACCAAGTGGCCCATGCCTTTACCTGAAGCTGTAGATTTTCAAATTTTGCACGACCGAGATTTGATGGGCAGCTACTTATATTGTGATTCAGACGAATATGAACATACCATTACAATTTCATCGGCTAGGTGTGCGCACTTTTCGACTTTGCTAAGTACACTATGCCACGAAATGATCCATTGCAGTTTTCACAAACAAAAAGGCGATAAGTGGCTTCAACATGGAAAACCTTTTAGAACTAGGTGTTTTATGGTTGCCCTTGAAATTGGCCTTGATCCGCTAGAGTTGTAGATACATTGTAGCTACATATTTCGGTGGTAAGCGTCTTTTGGGTTGTTAAGCATTGATTTAATAAGTTCATCCATACTAAAAAAATATTGAATAACTTTCATGCCATTGTGCTGCATGATTGTAAAACTCATTTTTTGGCTCTTTTAGGCTGGTTTTCTTCCCTATGCAATTCCATTACATCTGCGGCTTGGATATACATTTTCTTTTGTAGATCATCAAGCATACTATATACCGCCCAAAGCGCACCGCTATATGGGTCTTCAACATCTTCTGCTATTAGTTCAACAACATTGCGAACATTGTCTATTTTGTTTGCCAATTCTTCTATATCGTTTGCTGCATCCCATAAACTCATTTTTTAACCTTTCGTAGCAATCAAGTAAGCCCCAAAATTCGCAAAGCAATATCCAGCATACATGCAAGCCAATCCAATATTTCCTTTGAATCCTTGTTCAGCAGATATGTAAGCATAAATTACACCTGTAAGAATGATTAACCAGCTACTCACCAATCAACTCCAATGTTTGTTCGAGTAATTGTTCTTCTGTAATGGCATATTCTGTTTCAAAGCGTTTTCTACCCATTCCGTGAATACTGGTATTTGTTCCTCTATGGTGATAGGGACAGAGCGGTATAACAGGACTGCTGCTTCGTATGCCACTTCTTCTAATGTGATGGAGTTCCGCTGGCGTTCCTTCAGAGCCGAGATGCCTACATAATGAGCATCCCAGTTCAGCAATTTTTCTGCACTTTTCTTTTTCAAACTTACTTGCCATTTATATGATCTACGGTCATCTGTTCTAACTTTTTGGCTGATTCAGCAATATCTACGCTGATCTCTAGCATTTGGGTTAAATCGTTGCGTCTTAAAGCATCATCGTACATTTTAGATAGTAGTTTGAGAATAAGGAATTCTTCGGTTATTTTTAATTGTGTCATTTTAAGATTCTATCTTGGTTACGGTTTGATACTTCTAAAGTTTGCCATGTAGCGTGTCTAAGTCTTGCAGCTTCTAGTTCCCACTTGAGTTTTTCTGCGTTCTCCGTAGCCGCACCAATGGCTTTACACAAATCCTGATAATCTTGGCTTCGATACGCTTCACGCTCCTGCGCCCCGAGAGATAGTTCAGTAGTTTGTGCCATTTTAATAGCCTTGAGGGAACTTTTATACGCCTCGAGTTGCGCCAATTCGCCTTTAGCTTGTGCATATTTACCTGCGTTCTCCAATATAAAGTCTATACATTTATTAGGGTCTATCTCTCTCATTTTCCTAGTCTTTTCTTTATTAACATTTTCATGCGTTCTTGGTCTTTTTCTTGTACAAGTAACCGTACAACTTCATCCCAGCCCCGTTTTTTAGCTACGCCTATATACCAATCGACAAGATAATCTTCATACTTGTTCTTCAATTTGCTTTATCTTTTGACTAATTCTTGCCCTTAACTGTTGCCAACCTTCACCTGCGTATGGCGTGATGCCAACCTCTTGGGCCTTTTTAAGTGTTAATTCTTCTGTAGCGTAAAACGGTAGTTCGGGCTTTTTGCTGACAATCGGCTCAATATCAAGTTCGTCAGTCCAGCGTTCTTGATTTAAAAAGGTGGCAGGGTACGGTATGAAATCTTTAGTCGTTTCTTTTACTTTCCAATATTTAAGGTAATTTGGCATAGCTTCTAGGCATTGTGCTTGCTGGGTAATGGTTAGTCTGTTCCAACTGCGTTCAGCGTCTTTGCGGCCCATTTTACGAGGATATAAGCTATAAAATTCATCAAAGTTCATCTTTTAATTTCGTCAAAGTTATAAAACCACTCATCTTTAGCTGACCATTTTGCATGATTTTCAACGCTATAGATTTCTATAGGTATTTTAAAGTCAGGCGTTTTAAGTTCGGCAGGAACAAGCGATACATCGTACCAAAGACAACGGTTATTAGGCTGGCAAGCAAATTGCCCGTTATCCAGCTTGATAAAATTGTACGACTTGTGTTCTTCTACCCCTTCACTAAAGGTTGTATCCAATCGATTACTGTCAGGATCGGCAAAATCTATAGTAAACAAGTAGTTACCAAAGTGAAACTGCTTATCTTTGCCAAAGTATTTAACCTTTAGCCCACGCAGATTAGACTTTTCAATCACCGCCATGTCATAAGACAGGCAATCCCATATCTGCAAATAATCTAGCGGCAGGGGTTCGGTAACTTTCTTCCATACATACGCACTAATTGGCAGTTTGTCGTAAAGCGCACCGTAATTAGTCAGCATGGATTCAATGCGAAACGCTTGGCCCTTTATAGCTTTGGCGGTCATCCATACGCAAGGCTCTAATTCTCCATATCCTTTTTCTTGGTTGTATAAGTATTCTTTACGCACAAAGCATTTAACTGGGGGTATGTTAGCGACTAAGAATGTCATTGCATTACCCTAACGCTAGGTGGGCTTGGGGGCGTTCTAGGAACTGTATAGCTAGGAGTTCCAATAGCTGCGCCATAAGGTGTTACGATCTGTGTGGGATAAACCGTCAATGGTTGGCCTAAAGTATTGCCGTTAGGCGTTAATAGATTGACCGTGTTGCCGTTTTGTTGAATGTAGCCAGTAACTTGGCCTTGTTGGTTTTGTACAACATAAGTTTGGGCATAAGAGGGTATTCCGTAAGCCAGCATTGCACCAAGTACTACACCTAATAAGCAAGCACCTAAAAAATCTTTCATTTCTATCTCCTATTTCACTCGATATTGAGTAATGCTAGTGTATTAAGTTATCTTAACTATTGCTATATTTATTTTATAAGTAGTTTCCCTAGTGTTGTATTTATGTATATAAGATAATTTATTTGCTTTTTGGTGAACGAACCTAGCCTTCCTAGATTCGCCTTCAACTGTTTGCTTTTCGGAGCCACAGAACCCGCCAGTCGTTCGTTGAATAGGCACTAGCTTCGCCACCTATATTTGTGCTGTTACATCAACTATCCCACAGTAGCACTTGTATCTTGAAAGCTGTTGTTTTTAGCCGACCAGTCAAGACCAAGCAGAAATAGAAAAACCCCTTTAGGTTGTTCTAAGGTGAAGTTGCTTAATAAATGGGCTTGTGATCATTTAGTAAACACTCAGAACAACCCAAAAGGGTCTTGGTCACTAGCCTAGTTATCCGCAGACTTCACTCCGCTTACTGGTAGTGTACCAAATTATTCCAACTCAGGCCAAATTAATTTGTAAGTATGGGGAAATAGGTCTTTTCGGGTAATTAAGCCATGCGATTCTTTTTCCAATGTTGCAGCTAAAAAGATCAACTTATCGTGCGGAATCTCCCCGTTTTGCCACATAGATACAGCTGGTACGCTAACCCCGACCAGCTTGGCTACACGGGTACATCCACCTAAAAGTTTAATTATTGCAGTTGCGTTCATGTAAGGTATCTTAACTTATGTGTATCTTTTTTGCAAATACCTGTTGACTTGTGGTTTAAGTTTGCTTAATATCGTAGTACGGTATGTGCCGTGATAACTACCCAAACGGGTGAGAAAGATTAAAAATGAGTGATTATGACCAGCAGTTAGCAGACCAAGTTCAGATGCAGTTTGAACTGGATGAGGTATTTAAAGACTTGGAAGATGGTGTACTTCTTACCGAGCGTCAAGTTGACCTATTACGCCATTGCTGCGGATATGTCGCACCTAAACGAAACAACCATGTAAACCCTGTATTGCGTGATGTTATCAATGATTTTGACGCAGTTTTTGGGCTTAAATCTTTTCCATCTATTAGGGAGTAACAAATGATTATTACTGACACGCAAAAAGATTTTAAGATTGCCCCTGCTGGCTTACATATGGCACGGCTATATAGCATTATTGACCTAGGCCACCAAGCTACCGAATGGGCTGGCGAAACCAAAATTATGCACAAGGTTGTATTTACTTGGGAATTGCACGGTGACGATGACGCAGGATTTCCACTAAAAACAGACGATGGAAAGCCCTTAATCGTGTCCAAGCGATATACCGTCAGTTTAGGCGATCAAGCCCGTTTACGGCAAGATTTAGAAAGCTGGTCAAACAAAAAGATGACTGCTGAAGATCGTAAGAACTTTGACCTTAAAGGCTTATTAGGTAAGTTCTGCATGGTAAACATTACGCATAGTGAAGATGGTAAGTACGCCAACATTAGCGGCATTAGCCCAGTTCCTAGCGCATTGCGTAACGCCCAGCCTGAAGGCATCAACCCGACTAATCACTTTTGGTTGGCTGAATTTGACCAAGTTAAGTACGACCTGTTGCCAAAATATTACAAAGAAAAGATTACCGAATCATCAGAATGGCGTGGGCAAAAGCAGCGTGAAGCTGACGCACCCAAGATTGAAGATAGCAAACTAGACGATATTCCGTTCTAATATAAAAGGGGTGAAAGCGTACGCTTTTTCGCTTCACATACGGAACGCAAGTAACCCCATTAAGGTCAAAAATGATAGTTAAAGAAAAAGCGCAAGATACGGGCCATTGGTACACCAAAGACGGTACTCCAGCTTACACAATAGAAGGTAAAACAGGGGTCAGAAACACGACCCTGCGTGATGCCCGTAAGCTGGGTCTTTTGCCTTCGGTCACTACCATTAACGGAATGTTGTCTAAAGCAGGGCTTGATACATGGAAACAGCAACAGGTTTTATTGGCTGCACTAACCCTGCCTAGATTGCCTGACGAACCTGAAGCTGACTGGTTATCCCGTGTAATGCAGGATTCCAAAGCTACAGGTCGTGAAGCTGCGGAACGGGGTACGGCTATCCATGCCATTATTGAATCGTACTTTGACCAAGTGTATATGCCTGAGAAACCAGCGTATTTAGACACGATTGATAGTACGCTTAAAAGTGCGTTTGGAGAGCAATTGTGGCTGCCTGAGAAGTCGTTTGGGCATCCGCTAGGCTTTGGTGGCAAATGCGATTTAATGGCTAAACCAGTAAACGGTAAGGGCGATGGCTTTATCGTGGACTTTAAGACCAAAGACACCGACTTAGACAAAGTGGATGTGTACTTTGAACATGAGATGCAACTGGCAGCCTACCGTGAGGGCCTTGGCGTTCCAGCAGCACGGTGCGCCATTGTTTTTGTAAACGGTACGACAAATCAGGTAAAGCTAATAGAAGTAGAGCAAGATCGGCTACAAAAGGGTTGGGAGTGCTTTGAACACCTGTTACGGGTCTATCAAATCAAGAACGGCATATAATGGGAATGGGCGGCAGGGTTAGACACAATCTATACTCCTTCACGGGACTGCCGACCCACCACCCCCTGTTGTTTTTTTACCACATACTAGGGTATGTCCCTAGATAAATGTGTTGCAAGAGTTAAGATAACTTAATTATACTGGTTGTACTCCATTGGGGAGTGATAAAGAAAAGGAATAGAAATGGATATAAGTGATTTAATACCACGCACAAGTCAAAATGTAGAAGTGCGCTACATCCCCGAAGAAGAATGGTATCGTTTAACTGACGAACGCAATGAAGATGGTTATGGCGTTTTTCGTGATGGCAAGTTGATCTATTCTAACCACGATCCATTAGAAGCAAGCTACGAATTTGACGAGGTGACATATGAACACTCCATATAACACGGGTAAGGTAGAGATCGGCAAGTACTACCAAAAGCCGTACTATGTTGAGCAAGATGACGATATGCTTGCCATTCAAGGCTGGCTTATTGGCGATAACAAACAAGCCAAACGAGAGCGCATTGCAGACTTAATTTATTGCGCTGTGCTGGCTGTAACCGTTTTTATATCTATCATTTGCACATTGGATTGATATGCTTGCAGAAGATAAAAAACAACGCTTAATTGACATTGTGAATAGCCAACCTGATAACTACAGGCTTGGCTTTGACGAGTGGATGCCTAAAAATTGGCACATTATTGTGGCTTTTTTCCATGAAGCAAATCGGGTATGGGGATCAGGGCGCAGACACCATTCAGCTAGGGATTTATGTGCTTATTTACGGCATGAATCGGCTATATCTGAAGCGCAAAACAAAAGCCCTATGAACCCCAAGCCATTTAAAATTAGCAATAATGTATCGCCTTACCTTGCTAGGCTTTATATTGCGGTATTTCCTGAACGGGATTGTTTGTTTGAGTTAAAAGAATTAACGGCTGATTAAGCCAGTATGTCTAAGGCTTTATTGATCTTAGCGATACGGTCATCAATCCCAATCTTGCCGCCATTAATCCGTATTGTCAGGGTTGTAATATCCATAGCGTCTGCTAGGGCATTTAATCCCCGTTTATTCCAAAACCAGCCAGCAGAAAGAGCCGCATAGCGTGGTTCTTCTAAGAGTTGGGGGTTAGCTACCAAGTCCTCACCAATCGCATCTCCAAACGCCTTATAGTTGTCTTTACCAGTCAATTGGATCAATCCACGCCCTATGTATTTAGCACCGTCACCATCTTCGGTGTTTCCCATCCTGCCTGAATACACCTTATTAGCGATCTTTTCAGGCTGCCGTTCAAACTTCTCTGCAGTATCAGCATCAGGAAAGCGACTGGGCCAAGTGTTCATTAATGCTCTAGCCGAGTAATTTAGGTTTTCTTTTAGATGTTTAAAGCCGCCTGATTCGTGCATACATTGACCAATAAAACAGGCTTGACGCTTGGCGGTGTTTATTTGGTACTTTTCAAAAGTTTCTTGCAATGGCTCAAACCACTTGCCTTCAATGCCCAACGCTAATAATTGGGCTTCAATCATTTTTTAAGGTTAGCCATAATGCGTGTACCAAACAAAAAGCCGAAAGCAATGTTGGCGGCTTCTATGCCAATTCGTTGGATTTCAGGGGCTACTGGCAGAAACAATGTACCTATTCCTACCACGATTACAAACAACGCCCCTAAATAGCGGCTAGATGCCCTCAGATCGACTACCCATTGGCTAGGTTGCCCGTAAGGGTTGTCTAATGCGGCAAGGGCCTGCATCTTGTTTATTTCGTTTTGGTCTAGCTTTATTTGCTCATCAACGGAGATAGGCTTTACACCGCCTGTAACCATACCAATAAGGCTTTTA